GAGTGAGCACACGCCGGAGGAGCGGCGGGAGATCTTAGCGCAGGTGTTACTGGGGATGGCCAACGGCCGCACGGTGGCCGATACGGCGCGGGAGGTGAAGGTGCGGGCGGGGACCATCCGGCAGTGGATCGCGCGGGACCCGGAGGTGTACGAGGAGTACCGGCGCATGCGGCCGTTACTGGGGGCCGCGTTCGCGGAGGAGGCGATTCGCGTGGCACGGGAGTCCAGTAACGCGACCTCAGCGCAGGACCGGACGCTGATTGACACCCTGAAGTGGGCGGCCGCGAAGGCCGCGCCCATCGAGTACGGGGAAAAGCAGGTGGTGGAGCATCAGGGGCAACAGACGCTGCAAGTCAAGGTGCTGGAGGAGGACGCGCCGGTGCGGAATGTCCAGGCGCTGAAGGAGTCGGTGGTGGCAGCCAGCCTGAATACCGCCGCCAGCACACTCAGCTTGCCAGCGATCCAGCGCATCGAGTACGGGGAGCCGGCGGAAATCACCTCGAACGAGGACTAACGTCTAGATTGCGCTAAACGGGCGCAAGAGGGCCAAACGGGGGCTTGGGGCTATCTGGGTGCCCCTGGCCCCCTTTTCGTGGCGTACAGGCCAAATTAGGCGCTTTAGCGCGGTTGGTCCGCCCAAAAGCGGGGCAACCACCCACATCGGCGCTGAAGATCAGCCAATCTCCCCTCTCGCCCGGCGGAAGGCGAGCAGGCAGCGAGGAGGTGCAACCGACGAGCGCCGACCGCGAGCCTGAAGCCGTTATTCGTGCGCTGAAGAGGGGTGCAGCGTGGTGCACCTGTCAGTTTTGACGGGGTGCAGCTGGGTGCACCCTAACGATAACACTAGAGATATTAGTAACAAGAAACACTGGAACATGTAAACATAGAGTGATCCCATGGGCTCTAGGTACCTAGGGGGTATTGCCGACAGCCGAACTCGGGATTCCGCCCGTTGACACGTTTGCGGGGGTGAACAACGTGTGGACCATAGAAATAACGGGTACCCTTATGCCGCTTATGATCGAAACCATGCCATAACGGGCATATAGATACCGCGTAACGTCGGCGCGGGAAAAATGAAGCGAGAGCTACATGTCAACGGTTTGGGCGGGAGGCAAGAAAAATTCCTGGCGCGGGGGCTTGCGAAACCACCCGTTGACTGATTAGATTTACACTTGCCGAGTTATTACCAAAAATGGTCAGGCCAACGTGCCTGAGAGTCGGTGGATGGGACGTCGTTTGCTGCCGCGCGGGTGGGGCAACGCAGCACCCCCCTTGCGGTTGCGGCGTGATGACCGATAACCTGGAGTTATGCGGAGTCCTTCAGCCCAACCCACGACGGTCGATGTCCGGCTGCACAAGCTGCACCCCGGCCAGAAAGCCATCGCCGACCATCCGGCCCGGTTCCGGGTCGTCATGTGCGGCCGGCGGTTCGGGAAGAGTGCGTTAGGCATCCGGCTGGTCTGCGATGCCGCGCTCAAAGGCCAGCCCGTGGGATGGTTTGCCCCCAGCTACAAGCTGGCGCTGGAAGCGTGGCGAGAACTGGTGGTGCGGTTGGGACCGCTGATCGAGCGCCAATCCGAGCAAGACAAACGCTTAGAGCTCAAAACCGGCGGGGTGGTCGAGGTCTGGACCTTGGATAGCCCCGATCCGGCCCGTGGACGTAAATACGCGCTGGCCGTCATCGACGAGGCCGGCATTGCGAAGGATTTGCTCGCCGTCTGGCAAGCCGCCATCCGTCCGACCCTGGTTGACCTGGGGGGTCGAGCCCTAATTCTTGGTACTCCCAAGGGTCGGCGGCATGGCTTTGTGGTCCTGTTTCATCGCGGAGAGACGGGGGATGACCCAGACTGGGCCAGCTTCCGGGCCAGTACGCTGACCAACCCCTACATCCCCGCCGAGGAAGTCGAAGCGGCCAGAAAAGAGCTGCCGCCCGAGATCTTCCAGCAGGAGTTCGAGGGCATCCCGACCGACGATGGCGCCAACCCCTTCGGGTTAGAGGCCGTCCGCAAGTGTGTCGGGGCGCTGAGTGACGAAAAGCCCGTGGTCTACGGCATCGACTTAGCTCGGTCGATGGACTACACCGTGGTCTGTGGCCTGGATGCCTGGATGCGGGTGTGTGTGCTGGAGCGCTGGCAGACGCCGTGGGCCGAAACGAAGGCCAAGATTGCCGAGATGGTCAAGACCGTCCCCGTCGTGGCCGATGCCACGGGCGTGGGCGACGCGATTGTGGCGGATTTGCAGACGATGGGGGTCAATGTGAGCCCTCACATCTTCACGCAAAGTAGCAAATTGCGTCTCATGCAGCGCCTGATTGCGACGTTTCAGGCAAAAGAGGTCCAGATCCCTGACGGCTGGCTGGTCAGCGAGCTGGAAGCGTTTGAGTTCACCTACACCGCGACCGGTGTCCGGTACGAAGCGCCCAAAGGCTACCACGATGACGGCGTGATGGCGCTGGGGTTAGCGATTCACGGCTGGGATCGGGTGCAATGTGTGAAACCGGATGGCACCGTGGTTCCACAGGTGGTATCAGACGACCCGATGGCCAATCCACGAGAGATTCCTGCCCAGTCCCTAGCGACGGTGGGCGATTTTACCGCACAACTGCCCATGGAGGGCTGGTAGATGGACAAGAAAGAGCGGTTCATGGAGGCCGTCGCGGCCAAAGTGGGCAAGCGGAAGCCGATGATGCGGCGGAAAGGCGGCAAGCCCGGCATGGCGGTGATGATCGCCATTGGCGCGCCGAAGCCCGGCCCGATGATGGGCAAGGACAAGGGCGAAGAGATGGACGGCGAGGAGAAGATGTCCAAGGCCGACCGGATTGCCGCGTTGCAGGAGAAGATTGCGTCCTTGAAGGCCGAACTGGCCCTCCTTGAAGACGAGGACGAGGAGATGGAGGACGAGTCCGAGATGGAAGACGAGTCCAAGGACGAGCAGGAGTACGAGGACGAGGACGAGGACTGATCCATGGCGAAGTCCCCGGCCTGGCAACGCGCCGAAGGGAAGAACCCTGAGGGTGGGTTGAACGAGAAGGGACGGGCCAGCTTGCGCGCACAGGGGCATGATATTAAGCCTCCGGTAAGCAAAGAGCAAGCGGCACGGTCACCTAAAGCGGCAAAGCGGAGGATAGCATTTTGCAGACGAAGTGCGGGCCAGATGCGGATGTTTCCAGAAGCAGCGAAGGACCCGAACAGCCGGTTGCGAAAGGCGCGCCGGAAGTGGGATTGCTAGCCTGCACGAAGTGCAAAATGGAGTACCCGGAAACATCGAAGTACTTCATCAAGAATAAGCGAAAACTCAACGGATTAGATTCATGGTGTCGCGCATGTCGCAGAACGTATGTGAAGCGATATGCCGTGCCGCCGGGAATAAATCCAGAAGAGAAGCACAAGATTCGTGGACTGCGAGAAATTGCAGAGTGTGTGATTTGTGGCGAGCCAGAGAAAGAAGGGAAGCAGTTGGCTATCGACCACGACCATGCAACTGGATTGATTCGCGGGGTGTTGTGTCAGCGGTGCAATGTCGGGTTGGGCCAGTTTCGGGATGACCCCGAGCTGTTGCGGTTCGCCGCGCTGTATCTCGAAGAGCGATGCGCGTGCGGCGAGTGTGATGTGTCCCGTGGGAATCAACTTCAATTTCTTAGCTAGGAGAACTAATGGCAGCGACGCTCCTCAAGACCAACAGCGTGACCGTGGCCGCGCTTAACGACGCCGCCTCGGTGGCGGGCCTCCCCTCGCCCGGCTTTGTGGCCGTGCAGGTGACCGGCACCTTCAGCGCGACCATCACGTTCGAGGCGTCGGTGGACGGCACGAACTACGTCGCCTTCAACATGACGCCGTCGAACTCTGGCACCGATGCTTCCACGGCCACGGCCGCTGGCGCGTTCACCAAGTCCACGGGCGCCTACAGCGCGTTTCGGGCGCGGTGCTCGACGTATAGCAGCGGATCGCCGGTGGTCACCCTTCGCTACTCTGCTGAGTAATGCTGATTCATCTCCTCTGGGCGGCGGTGGCGGTGTTCGCCATCCACCGGTTCGCGGCCGTGGCTGACGCCTTCGCGCCGAAAGCTGTGGAATCGACGTTGCCCACGCCCCCAGTGGAGGTGCCCGAGGACTTGGTTGCCGTGGCGAACCAGGAGCGGGAAAGCTGGGCGCAAGAAGAAGTGCTCCGGGTCATTCGGGAACGCTACGAAGACCTCAAGGACTGGAACCGGGTCCGCGCTGCGTTTGGCGTGGGCCGCATCGAGTAACGCATGACGATTCCCTATACGGACGCGCTGATTGACGACGCGCTCACGCGGGCGATGGAAGGGTTCAGCAATAACCCGGAGTCCCCGAACGATCAGGTCGCGCCAAACGACCCCGAGGACACCGGCCAGTCGCCGGCGGAAGACTTCTCTGCGCTCCAGCGGGCGCTGTATGGGGCCGACTATCCTGGCGCGGACAAGAATACGGCCGAGGATATGGCGGCGTGGGCCAGTTGGACCCGTGGCCTGTGGGAGTCGCGCCGCGAGTCGGTGCAGATGCACCTGCATTTGGTGGAGCGGAACCGCCTCTTCCGAGCCGGCCAGCAGTGGATTTCGGCCAATGGCTTGGGCCCGTGGCGTGAGCCCGCCCGTCCGCGTGATGCGGCGCGGGTGGTGTATAACATGATTGATAAGGCGCTCGACCAGCGCCTTCAGATCCTCGTGGACCAGCGCCCCGGCTTCTCGGTGACGCCGACCACGCAGGACCCCGACGACAAGCGCAAGGCCCAGTCGCAGCAGTTGGCGCTGGAGTACCAGCACGACCAGCAGCAGATGCCCCGCCTCTCCCGCGAAGCCGCCTTCTGGGCGCAGACGGACGGCGTGAGCTTCTGGCACTTGTTTTGGGACCCGGATCGCGGGCCGTGGGATGAGCGGCTGGGCGAGGCGCCCGGCCAGAAGAAGCCCTTGGGCGACATCGGCTGCCAGACCCTGCGGGTCGAGCAAGTCCGCGTCAGCCCGAACGCGACGGCCACGCAGGCCCCGCACTGGGTCGTGGTCCGTGAGGTGATCAGCCGCGCTGAGGCCGCGTTCCGCTACGGCGTGACGGGCTTGGATGCGGCGGATACGATGGCGGGCTACGGCGATAGCGGCCCGACCTACTCGGGTTCCGAGGGGATTGGCGCCTGGGTGCTGACCCAGACCACTATTGGCGAAGGCCAGCGGCTCCGGGACGAGGACGTGACCGAGCGATTCACGGTCTACGTCGCCCCGCACCCCGAGGCGCTGCCGGAAGGGCTGCACCTCATCGTGGTCGGCGAGAAGGTCGTCTTTGGCCCAGCCCCGCTCCTCTGGAATACCATCCCGGTCATCGCGGTACGCGACGGGTCGAGCGATCCGTCGTACTATCCGCGCCCCGTGATGGAGCAGTGGATTGACCACCAGATGCGGATTAACGCCCTGCTGTCCAAGTGGGTGGAGAACATTCGCGTCAACGCCGGCGGGCGCTTCCTGACCCGTCCCAACGCCATCGCCACCGAGACGTTCATGGGTGGCGTCACCTCGATGATTGAGATTCGTGGCGCGGGGCCGATGGGCGAGTCCATCCAGCCGGTGCAGGGCTTCTCGGTCGGGCAGGACGTGAAGGAGGCGCTGGCGCTGGAGAAGACGGCCTTTGAGGACGCCTCGGGCTGGAACGCCGTCAGCCGTGGACAGGTGACCGGCGAGTCGGGCCGCGCCATTATCGCCAGCCGGGAGCAGCTGGAGCGGGTGTTCAGCCCCGCCGTGCAGGCGCTGGCGCAGGCGTACACCGACTGGTGCAAGGTCTCCATGGCCGCGATGGCTTGGGGCTACGATGTGCCGCGTGCGCTTGGGGCCGTGGGCAAGGGCCGACCGGACCTGGCGCGGGCGATCAGCACCACGGACTTCGACGGGCAGTCGGACGTGAAGGTCGAGCCTTCGACGCTTATGCCGATGCCGATGGCCTTCCGGCTGTACCTCCTCGACAACTGGCTCCAGACCGGGGTCATCGACGCGAAGGAGTATCGGCGCCGCCAGATGTTTGCGGTCGCCAAGGACATCTCGACGCCGGACGAGGATCAGGAAGCGCGCGCCAAGCGGGTCGCCGATGCGATTCGGATGGGCGGCGCGGTGCCGGATCTCCGCTGGCAGGATAACGAAGCGATTCATCAGGACGTGTTGGAGCGGGAGATTCTGCTCCAGGATGACCTTGACCCTATGATTATTGCCGCCGCGCAGGAGCGGTGGACGGCTTTGGCCAATCAGGCCATGCAGAAGCAGGGGGGTGGCCCGCCGCCACCGGCAGGCAGCCCCCCGGCTGGCCCTAGCGCCGCTAGTGTGCCTTCTCTCCCAGCGGGACAGCTGCCTCTTGCGGCTGGCAATCCCCCCATTGGCGTCGCTCCCATGCTCCAGCAGGGGCTGGCCGGCGCGCCGGAGGCTGAGGTTGCCGCGCAGCAAGCGGACATCCTGTCGCGCCAAGCATAGGAGCCGTACCGATGGACATTCAGCAAGCCCTCACGGAGGCCGCCAACGCCGCCGTCACTTCGCCAGAACTGGTGGAGGCGACGAAGGCCGCAGACGCCCCGCAGGAACCCGCTGAACCGCAGGACGAGGTGGTCGAAACCGAGGCGCCAGAGACCGAGACGGAGGCCGAAGAGACGACCGAAGAGCCCACGGAGGACGCCGCCCTGCCCGAAGGGTATGTCGCGGTCCCGGTCGTGGAAGACAAGTTGGCCACCGAGTTCGTCCTCAAGGATGCCGAGGGCGAGGTCGAGATTCCGGCGCTGATTGTTGAGTACAAGGCGAACGGCAAGGTTCGGCAAGATCGGCTGGATCAGGTGGTCAAGTTGGCGCAGTTCGGGGTCTATAACGAGGCCCGCGAGCAGCAGATCAAGCAGGTTGAGCAGGAGGCGCGCGAGCTCCAGCAGGAACGAGAGGAGTTGGCGCGAATCGTGCAGGAACGGGAGGCGCAGCTAGAGCGCATCCTGAGTGACGAGGACTTCTTTCTGTCGGTGCGGGACGCCTATCAGGCGGAAAACAGCCCAGAGAAGCGGGCCGAACGTGCCGAGCGGGAGATTGAGAATATCAAAATCCAGTCCCAGGTCGCCGAGATTAGTCGGCAGGGACAGGCGTTTTACGAGAGTGAAGTGAAGCCAGCCATTGATCTCATCGCCAATGCCCTGCCTTCCGTCACTCCCGCCGAGTTGGAAGAGCGGATGGCGTATGCCATGCAACTGCACGCGCAGGTCGGGCCTAATGGCCAGCCCTATCTGCCGGCGTCACAGTTCGAGTCCGCTCGGCAGTACATCGTGAACGATCTGGCGTTGTGGGCGCAGATGATGCATGCCCGGCGCAGCGAACCCGCTACCTCTCCGGCATTGGAGCAGGCGCAGGCTGCTGTGGCCAAGGCACAAGTCGAAGCCCAGAAAGCCAAGCGGGTGGTGGGGCAGGCCACCAAGCCCGTGGGTCGCGCGAGCAGTGCCCCTGCAAAACCCAAGGTCGCCAAGCCGGCGACCATTGACGACGCCTTGGACTCCGCGATGTCGGAGATCATGGCGTCCATCCGTTAACCATTTCTTTTCGAGTTCATCATGCCTGCACCTACTGTCATTACCGATGCAGAGCTGACTGGGTTGCTCAAGAACGTCTACTCGCAGTTCCGCGAGAAGGTTCAGAACCTCGTCACTCCGCTCCTCGCCCAGCTGGAGAAGGGTCGCGCTGGCGGCCCCCGCAACATGCGCTGGGGTGGCAACAACGTGTTCTTCGATGTCGTGACTGGCCGTCCGTCTGGCGCGACCTTCTCGCAGTCTGGCTACTTCCCGCCTGATACCACGGCGACGGAAGTCCAGGCGAACGTCGGCGTGGTCCGCGCCTACACGACCCGTCAGATTGACGGGCTCGCCTTCGTCGGCACGCAGTCCAAGGATGCCGCCTTCACCACCATCGCCAAGAAGACGATGGAGGAAATCAAGGAGGCGTCCCAGCTCCTCATGCAGCAGGCCCTGCATAACAAGGCCGACGGTGTCGTGGCGCTTATCGGCACCGTGACCAGCACCACCGAAATCATCGTGTCCTCGCCCTACGGCATCTCGGGCGCGGGCCAGGGCTCGCTCCTCCTCTCGGTCGGCGACTACATCGCGGTCCTCGACACCTCGTCGTCGAACGCGGTGCTCGGGCGCGCGTCCATCACCGCCATCACCAACAGCGGCGACAACGCGACTCTGACCCTCGGGACCGCCATCAGCAGCATGGCGGCCACGGACAAGATTGTCAAGGCGACTGCCTCGGACACCTCGTTCAACAGCGCGATGAACGGGCTCGTCTCCATCACCAACCGTGGTGGGTCGTATGCCTCGCTCCACAACATTTCGGCCTCGTCGTACCCGATTTGGGACGCGACCCGGATGGTGGCGGGCACCGACACCCCGGATGTGAACCAGCCGACCGAGTCGGACATCTGGGATCTCATCCAGAAGATTGCTGGCCGCAGCGGCAAGGACGCGATGGTGCGTCCGAAGGACTTCCTTATGCTCACCACCCCGGGCCTCGCCAAGAAGCTCATGGAGTCGCTGGTCGGGCAGCGCCGGTTCACCGCCGGCGAGTTCGCCACCACCATCAAGGGCGGCTATAAGGCGCTTGAGGTGTGCGGCATCCCGATGGTCCAGGACTACTATGTCCCGGCCGGGACGATCTACCTCCTCCACCTCCCGTCGCTCGCGTGGGTTGACGCGAAGGATTGGGGCTTCGTGGAGTTCGAGGGCGCTGGCCCGTGGCGTTGGCTCTCGGGGCGCGATGCCTTCGAGACCAGCTACGGCTGGTACGGGAACCTCGCCTGCCTTGCGCGTAACGCGCACGGGAGCATCACGGGGTACACCGACACGGCGCGCTACACGCACGTCGCGTAACCTTCACTGGGACGGGGTGGGGGCTTGGGCCTCCACCCCAACCCGAGGATAACTCATGCCCTATAACTACTTTGCTCCGACGCCTGGTCGTCTCGGGGTGCTGCCGAACCTCCTCGTGGGGCGCTGCGATGCGGCGATTGGCAACAGCACGACGACGACCTACAACTTCGGCTCGCATCCGGCGAAGTGCTACATCAATCGCGCCGTGGTCTCGGCGGGAACGGTGCCGGCTTCGACCAGCGGGACGATTCTTGGCGTGATTCAGAAGTACGACGCCTCGGCCAACGCGGCCGTGGCGCTGACGGACAACGTGGACCTTGAGGCGCTGACCGCGCACGAGGGGACGGCGGTGTCGCTCCTTTCCACGCTGACCGATGCCGAGCGCACCCTCGATACGGGGGATACGCTTCGCTTCGTGGTCACCACCAACAACACCGTCACGACGGCTGCCGTGGACCTGATGGTCAACGTCGAGCTGTTTGTGGAGGCGTAAGCGCGTGGCGGTGCTACTCAATAGCACCGGCCAGCCCGAGCCGCCCACCCATGTGGTGAAGCGGCTTCGGGCCCTCCACGCCGGCTTGAGCCTGAAGTTCCTTGATCAGACGGGAGAACATTGGGCGATTTGCTTGGCGTGGCAGCCGGACGACCGGCGGTGGGAGTGGGTCCAGCGCAACGAGACCAACCCCAGTGCCGCGTATGACATCATCGGGTATCTCCCGGCGACCTGTTCCCCCGAGGAGGCGCCAGCCTATTTGGAGCGCACGTTCCGGCAGTACCCGAAGGACGAGGTCCGCAATATGGCCGACCACGTCCAGCAGTACAACGAAACGGCGCCAGTCGCCGAGGCGCTGGAAGCGGCCCTGACTGAAGTCTTCGATGCGCCAGATCCGGTCGCGTCAAAGAAGCGGGGCCGGCCGAAGAAGGTTAGCTAACCCTTTCCGAGATTGACGATGGCGGTCACCCGCGCACAACTGGTCGAATATACCCGCGAGGCGATGGACGCCGTGGGTTCCGACCGCTGGTCGGACAGCCTCATCAAGAGCGTCCTGAACGTCGTGTACGACGACGAGTGGTCGAACCTGCTCAACGCCTC